TACGATTGATACATCGCCTGCCCCTGCGGATTCTGGCCGGTGTACACCGATCCCTGCGACGGGTCTAGACCACTCACGTTCGCATTGCTACCACCACCGAATATCGTATTATACAAATTACCAAGTGCAGACACAGTTTGCGGATTGCTCAGATTAGCACTGAGCCCCTTCAACGCATCCTGTGATTGCGTCAGGCCGAAGTTCTGATTAGGCACCGCACCCATCGCTGCACCAGTTGCACCTTGTCCTACACCCGTTGCCTGATTTGCACCGAACATGCCCTGTGACGTGCTACTCGGTGCCCACTGCGCACGGTTTGCAGTCAACTGCTGAATCAACTGATCAGCAGCCGACGTGCCAAGGTTCTGCTGACCAAGCTGCGGTGTCGCTAACGCCGCGTTTGTCGAAGCAGCATTCGCCAATCGCTGATAGTTGGCATTGTTAATACCAGCAACGTTCGTCAGACCCTGTATCTGTGCATCGGTCAGCGTGTTACGCAGGTTCTGCGCTTCACCAAGCCCAAGCTGACGCAACACCGGACCAGCCGCAGTGCCCGTGCGTGCAACTGCGCGTAGCGTATCGGCACGTAGCGGATCATATGCCTGCCGTGCAGCCTCGATCCCCTGCTGCGTCAATAAGCTCGTGAGCGTATCAGCCGTCATCGGGCGGAAGTTCTGCAAGTTCAACTGCGCAGCATTAGCAGCAGGACCAGCCTGTGCTGCGCGTTGCATCGCTACTTGATTAGCAAGCTCCTGCTGACCGAGATCAGTCGTGTTGCGAATAATGTTCGCATTCATTGCAGCGACATCAGCCGCTTGCGGTAGTGGACCAAGCTGCTGCTGCCATGTGTTCGTGGTCGGGTCATACCGAACAGTCGTGCCGAAGGCATCCTGCGTGCCTGCTACTGCACGCTGATTAACCATCGCTTGCACAAGCGCTTGGTTCTGCTGGTTCTGCCGAGCGAGGGCAAGCTGCTGCTGTGCAAGATTCGCCTGCAACTGCTGCTGGCGATTATTCGCACCAAGACCCATTATGCTCGTGCCAGCACCGGCAGCGGCAGCTAGTGCGCCTATTACGCCAGCGGCTGTTGCAACCATGCTACAACTCCTTGCGATAGACTAATTCAACCAACTCGAATCCCAGCTTCTCAAATAGCGGCTGCGTATTACGATACACCACGCGGTGCAAATGCAGCATGTGTGTAACGCCATGTTCCCTAAACCAACCCTCTGCATACGTAATCAGTTGCCGACCAATACCCTTGTGCCGCGACTCAGGCATCACACCAATCATATCGCACTGCGCATACACCTGCTTCGAGTGGTGCATGTGTTCGAATACCGCGTATAACGCGAAGCCGAGTATATGATCGTCGTCACGTGCTACGAACAGTCGATAGAAACCGCCGTCTTCTAATGCCTTGTAGACCGGCCACTTGAACACAAGCGGAGCAGTATCCTTACCAGCGATCGTGCGCTTGAAATAATCACGCACGAGTTCACCACACTCGAAGCTATCACGCTCAATGCTACCAAGCTCAATCTTCATCAGAACGCACCAGTGCTACCTAATCCACGTCGTGCGTTCGCTGTCGGATCGGGTATCACACCACCGCCTGCTGTCCCCGGATTAGCAGCGGACGGGCTGGTCGCACCCTGCACCGAACCACCAGCGTTCAGCAAGTCTTGTATATCCGCGAACTGCGTATTACCCGCAGCATTCTGCAACGCACCGCTGAAGCCTGATACATCCTGGTTAACCAGATCACCTATCTGCGTTCCGTATTGCGCTTGATTAGGCGACTGACCGAGCGCTGCACCGCTAATATCACTGCGTGCACTGCCAGTCAGCGCGTCGATTGCACTGCGATCGCTACCCACAATGGTATTACCAAGATTGGTCAGCGTGCTCTGCGCGGCTGCCTTATCCTGCGCCATCTTCGCAAGCGCAGCCTGATACCCCTGCGGATTCAGCGTGCCACGCTTCTGTGCATTGGTGAGCTCCTGCGACAGCGGGTCGAATTGCTGACCCAATATGCTCTGCACCGCAGGTGCAACCATGCTTGTCGGTATCGCATTAGCCGAATACGTCGGCGAGTACGTCTGGTTGAACTGATTGAGTGCCTGCGTGCGTTGATCAGCGGTAGCCTGATTGAGTATCGTCTGACCAAGGCTTGATGGAAATGCCGACATCGGATTAGGGCTGAGGTCCTGTATCGTAGCAGCCTGCGACGCGATAGCAGGCTGAATGTAACCAGCCGTATAAGCTGCCGGATCAACACCTGCACCACGGAACGCGTTACCGACGTTCGTTGTTGCCTGATTGATCGCACCCTGCTTAGCAGACTGAAAGTTCTGCTCATTCGTTGCAGCGGTCTGCTGTGCAGTAGCGGTATTAGCCGCAGCAGTTGCAGCTTCTTGCGCCTGCCGCTGCTGTATCTCAGCATTCAACTGCTGCGCCGCAGTTTGTCCACCCATAGCTTCGCTGAACGGATCGCTGGTGAATGCCATGCCGCTCACCGGATCAGTGAGTGTTGTCGGTTGCGGAGCAGCACCGCCACCGCCACCACCTTTACCGCCACCACCGCGACACACGACGCCATGCGTCAACTGACCAGCTTCATTGAACATCACATGTTCCTCTGGAACTTATAGATTGTTCCGAACCGCGTAAAGCCCATGTGCCGATACAGCGTATCCACTGCATGACTATGGATCGCGGCAACATCTCCCGTCTGCACCAATACCGCACCGCGTTCGTCCAAGCACCAATCCACAAAGTTACGCATGAGCGTCATCGCTACCTTAGCCCTACTCGGTGTTCCTTCTCGGACATACCATCCGTCCTCGATTCCAAGCAGCTTAGGAGAACAGAAGAAGGCATCAACATGGCCGAACACACCGCCAACAAATATGCCGTCGTCATCAACTGCGAACTCCAAATAGCGGTTCGGATCAGTTCGTGCATGCATGAGACTGCGGATGGTGTAATCCCAGTCGAACGTTGGTCCGATGATGCCGAATGAACCAAGCTCATATAGTTCTTTTCCCAATTGCGCTGCATACGGTATGTTCTCCAACGTAAGTCCTACATACTTCACCGCCTGATGCTACCACTCACATATCCTATTGTGATCGAGATGAAGCGCACAGGCAGCACCGTCGTGCCACTGAAGCGCAGCTTAAGGATATGGAACTTAGCCGGGAACGCATACAGCCGTTCGTCCGCAGTGAGCAGCGTCGCACTCGGTGTTGGTCCACCGGGCACGGTTGGCGGAACAAGCAACCCCACATCGCCTGCTGTGAAATTCATCGTCAGCAGTGGTGCGTCAACGTTCGCATACTGATACACGTGATCTATATACGCACGCACCTGGAATGTGCCCGTGCCGATCGTGTCGAATGCAATATACTTCATCTGCTTCTGGTTCATTCGATGCTTGAGATCAGTCCACGGCATCTCCCAATCGAATGTAATCGGCACGCCCTGTCCACCATTCACAGCCGGATCACCGTAATAGTCCAACGACTGCGTAGGTGTCTCGAAGTCGTACGAATACAATTTGTTACCCGAACTAAAGATGATATTCTGCAACTCAGTTCTACACGCAGACTGGAAGTTCCAGCCACGCAACCGCGCCCATGCCTGTATCTTCATCGTCGGCATGTTCGTGTAACTGAATACCACGGTCTCGGTCACTGTGCTACCAGAATACGTCGGCACGAACAGCATATAGCGGAAATTGCGCAGATCGTAGACCGCGAACATGCTGCTTTGTATCTGTGCAGGCGTCAGCGGCTGAATAGCAGCAGTCGTCAGCGGATCAACCAAATGCGACGCGCGCAACGGACGCAGCGTGTAGAAGATATTGATGCGGTTGACATTGTTGATGCCGATATTATCTGCAAAATACGTATCGTCACCAACGCTGACCAGCGATCGGTGGCACAGGCACCCGTATTCCTCAATGAATCCATCATCCGTAGGCGTATGCACCGCTGGCGTCGTACTGCTATAGATGCCGAGGTTCATCGGCAGCACACCACGTGCGAACGTGATCAGCAGCTTGTCGCGATAAGCAACCATACCAGTGATGTTAGCGCTGCCGAGAGAAACACGAGGACCGATGTCAAGAACAATCGCATCGTTCGGAGCCGGATCTCCGTAGAATGTACCACTCGTATCCTTAGCACTGATAAACAACTTGGTCGGGTCCGTGCTGACACCAGCGATGATCAGATACTCACCGTGCGTTACGCAATACAAGCCGATCGGCGTATTGACATTCGAACCAGACGCCTCATCGATCAGATACTGCGCCTTCATATAGTTCGGATCGCTTGGACTACCCTTAATCAGTATCGGCTTGTCCTTGCCATTGCATGCAATGAGATCATTGTTGAACACAGTGAATGTCGCATACGTCGTACCGGACGACCACGGATTAGTCCCAGCAGGCTGACCAACGAGGTCCATCCGAACGCCATTACCGGCACCGTCAACCGCGTTCCACGCACCGCTATTCTGCACAGCAATGACATGACCAGCGAAATACGTGTGGTTCACCACAGGCGTCGAATCGTTGAGCGTATTGCAATACAATCGCGTGCCAGGACGCAATGACAGCGAACCATCGGTCGCGCGCTCTAGATTATCGAGCGCGCGCGCGAACTTCGGCGACATGTTCAGATCGGCATCCATCACGTTCAGCCCGCCATCGAACTGACGAACCGTCGTGGTTATCAGATTGCTCTGTGGACCACCACCGCGCGGATTCAGTTGCCCAGATGTGCGATTGAGATACATTACAGGTCCGCCGATGCTGCCCAATTAGCCACTAAGCCAAACGCGCCAGCGCCTATAGTCAAGCCCGTTACCTGATATGCAGAATTGCTCAATGAACTTACAGTCGGTGTGCTTACCACCCCGCCTGAATTGGTGCTGAAGTTACTCGACATGAACGGCGGCGCTCGCATGGCAACCGGGAACGAATAACTCGTTGCAACCGTAATGCTTGCTGCACCCGACCATCCCCAATACGATAGATTGCCTATCTGATAGAAGCGTTGACACAACGCGAGCATCGGCTCAAGATCAGGCAGGTCGAACGGCGTAGCCGTTGGGCCGAGTTCCACCTGCATGCCCCATATGGACACATTGCCGCTTTGCTGCGGCGCGCTGCTGCCGCTCAATTGGAACATAATCTCTGTGCAGTCATCGAAATTCGTGCCGACAACCTTGCCTGCTGCGGACGGCACAGTGAATGTGCATATATACCGCGCCCATGCGGTCGTTAACGTGAGCGCCTGTGTTGGACCAGCAACAGGTGCAGATGGCGAACCGCCTGTTCCGAATCGCTGATTGACCTGCACAACAATTGGCAATGTGCTCCCCGCGCAAGCTGCCCAGAACGAAACAGTTATCTGCTTATTGCTCAGTCGTCGCATACGCTCAATGCGGTAGATTGTTGAGACGGCACCATTCGCACCTACATAGCCAGTGAATACCATGTTCATATAAGTTTCGACATACTCATTGCCGATTGCAGAGCGCAAAGCATCGTTTGCAGGCGACAGCGTGACGCTCAAAGCATCGCCAATCGTAGCTTGATAATGCAACCATCGATCTGCGGTGTAATTCGCTTGCAGTGCGGTCAGACCATTGAACGTCGCACCACGCTGCTGGATCATAAACGCGCCATTATGAACGAAATTGCGTCCCGTGTTACTCGTCAGTGCAGCCGGTATGATTTGCCATGCAGCAGACTGCCTGCCATACATGTTGCCATCATTCGGCGCATCTCCAAACGCGTTTGCTGCAATAGCATTATGCACGAATGCAGTTGTAGCAAGCGACAGATCGTTGTCAGTAGTTGCAGGCGTTGGCCCAGTCGGGTCACCTTGAAACACAGGCGAGAAAAGCGGTGCACCGCCTGTAGTTGTGGTAACGGTCTTCCACTTCGTCCCGTCCCACACGTATTGCATACCATTCGGCCCAGTCGTCGTCTGGCCATTGATTGGGTTGTTCGGGAAATCGAACATCAAATGCTCCTACACACTCGCCACTAACTAAGCTGCGTCCATCCGGGTAAGCTCTATCGTCGCGGCAATGCGCCAGATCGCCGTATTAGACGTTGGCGGGGTAAACGTCAGCGAGTAGCCTGCATTAGTCGTGTCGGCTGCTTCGGTAATCGCGATGCCCGTCGTGGTGCCGTTGCTCAGCGAGGTCGGTGTCCCCGGCACATACACCGTGGTGCCGACACCGCCGTTGCGGCGTAGCAGGCCGAGCGGCTGATTCCAGACGTAGAAGTTATTGCTATTGGTGCTATCGACGGCGACCAGTTGGACCCATAACGCATAGACACTGTTGGAATACGTAAGGTTAACCACGTTCGCCGCACCGGCGGCTGCCAGGTCTCCGGTCAGCCGCACCGGGATGGTGTTGGCAGCACTGATGCCGCGCAATATCACGGTAGAGGTTTGCGTGCGCCTGCCGGAGGCGATCGTGCCGAGAGATATCGTCACCGCACCATACAAATCAGAGCTGGCACCATTACCCATCGCTATGGCGTAATTCTGCGTCGCGAGGTTGCTGGTGCCGCCGAGGATAACCGAGCCAAGCGAGCTGGCATTGTTGATGCTACCGCCAAGCACAGCGGCATACTGTGCACTCGCCGTGTTGTTGCTGCCGCCTGCGATGACGGCCTGATTGCCGCTGGCGACCATCGCTGCCGCCGTACGCCCGGTTTGCAGATCAACCGCGTTAGCGCCACGCGTGTTGCCGCCAGCGATGGCACTATCCGGCATCTGCGCCACGATCGGCACTGTGCTGTTACTGAAACTCAGCACCGGTTGATTGTCGGCGCCAACGCGGCCGTAAGCACCGACGCCGAAAACCGGTAACGGTGCGGCATTCTGCCGGTCCAGATAGACGATAGTATTGGCAGTTGCCACTGTGGTAAAGCCACCGGTATCAGTGCCGGCGTGTAAGCCACCGTCGCCAGAATGGTTAATCAGATGATAGCGGGCCGGCCCGTTATTCGGGTCGAGCGAGCCGTTGAGGATCAACAAGCGACCGCTACCAGCACCGATATGCTGCCCGGTTATGTTCTGATGAAAATTATGGTCGCTGTTGTTGATCACTACGCCGTGGCCGTTGTTATTGTGTGCTTCGATATCATCGAACCAGTTCAACGACGTGTTGCCGTGATGTGAGCCGGTGGAACCGTTGATGCTGGAACCGCCGATCATCACCAGGGGCGCCGTGGCGTTCGCCGCACCCAATAAGTTAATGCCGACGAACCGCACGCGAAGGAATTGCGTATCGTTGCTGTCCGTCAGGTTATCCACTACGTCAAACCGGATACCCTCGCCGCCAATGGTGACCGTCTCGGTCGCCGAAGCGATCGCCTGCATCGAGGCATTAAAGTGCGTGCCGTCGGTGATCGACATGACGTAGGCGCCACCGGGGAAGTTCGCACTGACCACGCTCTCGCCGACGCGTAAACCTGCGGTCGATGAAATAGTGACCGCCTGTGATCCGGCGGTGACCGTGCAGCCAGGGTAAGGCACGCCAGCCGGTTCATAGGTGGCACAGTCGATCGAGGCATAGCGCAGGCTAGCGATCAGCGGTCCGGCGACACCGGCAATGCCGTTAATATAAAATAAAATCCCTTCGACATTACAACCGGTCAGCAAGCGGCCGCCATCGGTCGGTGCCACGGTCAGCATGTTGGTCTGGAACTGACCGGCGGTTGCCGCCGGGCCGGTCCAAGTGAGGCGGGTCGGCGCGGACGGAGTTGCCCGCGACACATTCGAGTTCAGTATGAACCCATAGCCCTGGCTGCGTAGCGATACGTTCTGTTTGCTGATCACCAGCGGCGTATTAATCCGCCCGTTGTCACACGGTAGGATCACCGTGCCGCCGAAGCTAAAGTTAGCAACATTAGCTTGGCAGTAGTTGATCGCCGCCTGAATTGCCACGCCGTCAATCTCATTAGTTAACGCAGTCGCGAACGGATAGACCGCCTGGGCTGCTGCTAGCGTCGCATAGTAGTTGCTCAGCGGATGGCTGTTGCCGTCGAACACCGCGCCGAAATCGCGGACATGCACCCAGTCCGCTGCCCGGTCCTGTGCCGCGCGCGCTGTCGTCCCACCGGTAGCCGTGTAGATCAGCGGCCCAGGAATCGTAACCGTGCCGTTATCACTAATACTCCATACTTCAGATGTTCCCACCATATAGCGCAGGCGATCTGTGCCACTGGTGGTATAGCCCAACGTCCGCCAGTTAGTCGGTGTCGCAGTCAGCGGATCAGCGGTCCAGCCGATGGTCTGCTCATTCTGCAAGGCAATCGCCTGTGCATTCGCATTGAATGTCGCGTGCAGGAAATTGAGCCCGGCAAAACTCACTGGGCCTTGCAACTTGATGCCGTTCTTAGCGGAACAATAAGCACCGTCGATCGCGGTTGAGAACAGCCCCATTTGCAGGATCGACGCGACTTCCATCGCGGTATTGTCGCTGCGGTTGCTGCGGCCGTATTGCAATGCCAGCACGACACGCTGCGAGCCGGGATAGCTACCCGAACCAGCATTATTGAAACCATCCGCCAGCGTGCCGTCATCTAGCTTATTGGCCTTCAGATCAATCTCGGCACCAACCGCCGAGCCTGCATTGACCGATGATAGTCCGGTCTGATCGTCAGCCAGAAAGTTAGCACCAAATGGCGAGCCATTACCAGCACCGGATGCCTTCACCGAACTACCGAACACTGCAACACCGACCTGTGCACCGACCTTAGTGCTACTCATGGTCAAACGGCCCGACACCGCCATAGGCGCCTCGTTGAGCGTCGATGCAGCAGTGGTAAAAGCATTGACATCTAGTGCGGCGACACCGCCAGTGGTGCCACCGGTATGATTGAGTGTCATGTCAGTCCGCAGCACGGCACCAAGACTAGTAATGCCGACCGAGCTACCGCGATTAAAGTATTTGCTCCATGTGCCATACATGGTTTCGACAACACTGTTGCCGATGGTGCCCAGCGTCAGCGTGCCACTACCGGTATACGTCCCCGCGCACCGCCACAGCATCGGCTTAGAGGTTGGCGCGAAGGTTCCTGGATTGATATTGCCCGGCGGTATAGTGATAACACCAAGTGCCGGGGTTGCTGCGAATGCATTGGTCAGCGGTGTCTGGTCACTAGTGGTGCCGTCCATGATGGCACCGAAGTCGCGCACGCTGAACGGCTCGGCTGCCCGGTCCTGTGCCGAGCGCGTTGTATTACCGCCGGTTGCAGTATAAATCAGTGGCCCAGTCATCGTGCCACCGCTCAGTGGCAGAAATCCGCCTGTATTACCAGCAGGCGGTGCATATCCATATCCGCCCTGCGGTATCCACTTCCCACCGTCCCATAGGAATGTGCCATTCGGCGAACTGAATGTTTGATTAAGCGTCGGTGTATCTGGGAAGTTGAGCATATACGATCATCCTTCCGAAATACCGCCACGCACGCGCATTGGTGGTTCGTCCGTATTCTCCAACATGCGTGCAGCATGCATCAGTTGATCACTGAGTTTATCACTGAGCGCACGCACCATCTCCATCGGCAACTTGCCAAGCGCATGCAACACAATGTTCCATTCTTGTGCTTCCAGCGTTGCGGCGAGCGGAGTGTTGGGCGCCATCGGCTGTGGCATCGAGCGGCGCGACAATTGATCCATGATCAAGCTCCTCAATGCAAATGCCATGTGCCAGCACCGCACATGACCGGCATGCGTAATGCCCCACCGCCGGTCGGTGCAGCGTTATACACCGGACCAGCAGCCTGATCGGTTACTACTGCCATCAGGGTATCGATGGCGCCTGAACAGGCAGGCAGCGTCGCGACGGTAAACGACTGCACGTATAATCCGGCGTTAAGCTTGACATTACCGGAGCCAAGCGGGTGATTAAGCTGCACATCCCGCGCGCCTGCCGCCTGACCACCACTGACCCATGCCCACTTGTCCTGATTAGGCCCGATATCCCACGTCTCGATT